TCTTATTGGCCACAACATTATTGGGTTTGATATCCCAGCTATTCGGAGTGTATCCGGGGTGGACCTCCTTCATCGTCCCATCCACGATACTTGGGTGCTTTCTCAGTGTCTACAGTACAAGAGGAGTCATAAGCATGGGCTTAATGGATGGGGTGAACATCTCGGAGACTCAAAACTAGACTATAACGATTGGTCTGGCTACAACAAAGAGATGTTAACCTATTGTCGTCAAGACGTAGCCTTGAACGCTAAGGTCTACAAGCAACTCCTCAAGGAATACTCACGTATCTACAAGTATAACCCCTTGATTCAAAAGGGACTCCGTGATGAGATGGATGTAGCTAAGCTGAATAGTATGATGAGGGATCAGGGTTGGAACTTTGACATGGACAAAGCTAACTTCACTCTTTCTATGTACATTGAGCGTATGGATCAGATTGAATCTATTGTAGAGCCTAAGCTGGGCACCACCACTAAGTACATTGACAAGGAACCTAAGACACCCAAGTTCAAGAAGGATGGCACCTATCAGTCTGTCACCTGTCGCTTGTTGTCTGAGTACTTTGGCTATGAAATTAAACCTACAGACACCCACCTGATGCCTGCTGGTTCACAGTTCCAGCGTAAGGTCACCAAGGGTATTGACTTAGGTCAGATCTCTCTGGTGAAGGAGTGGCTGCTGGATAATGGGTGGAAACCTCGAGAGTACACTAAGAAGAAGATCAATGGGAAATGGGTGACACAGTCGCCTAAGATTGATGAGGCATCCCTTAAGGAATTCGGTAGGGATGGTGAGTTAATCTCGGAATATTACACACTACGGAACCGTCGCTCTGTATTGGAGGGATGGTTGGAGAAAGTAAAAGATGGAAGACTGCATGGCAATATGTGGACTATCGGGACACCTTCCTTTAGGTGCAGGCATGAAACGATCGTTAACTTACCAGCCGTCACAGCTGCTTATGGGAAACCATTACGACAGATGCTCGCTGCTGACGAGGGCGACGTTATCGTTGGATGTGACTCTGCTGGTAACCAGTTACGGGGACTATGTCACTTTGTGGACAACGATGACTTCACAAGGGAAGTTATTTATGGCGACCAACATCAGCGAAACGCCGATATCCTCGGATGTTCAAGACCGGTGGCTAAGACATATCTCTACGCTTACCTATTCGGAGCCGGAGACTACAAGTTGGGACAAACACTTGGAGGTGGTAAGGAACTGGGGGCAGAGAGCAAAGAGAAATTCGGTAAAGGAATCAAAGGGTTAGGAGAGTTGAAGGCTCGCGTTGAGGGTGAATGGTTAGACCATGAAGCTCGTCAAGGTGTGGGCTGGATCAAAGGTCTCGATGGTCGTCCTGTCTTCATTGACAGTGAGCATCAGGTCTTGAACTATCTCCTACAGAGTACTGAAGGTATCACCTGTAAGGCTGCCTTCGCATGGCAATGGAGGAAGATACGTGAAGAAGGACTCAGAGCTAAGCCTCGCATTTTCTATCACGATGAGTCTGCTTGGTCTGTACATCCTGATGATGCACATCGCGTGGGACAAATTCTAAAGGAATCTTTTGAGGAAGCCCCTAAGGAATACGGAGTAATGTGTATGGAAGGTGGTGATTATTGCATAGGAGAGAGTTATGCTGACGTTCATTGATGGTGACTCTATTCTCTTCAAAGCTGCCTGTACAGCAGGTGGCAAGGGAGATGTAAGGAAGAGCATTAAGGAACAGATCGATAGGATTGAAGGTGAGTGTTGGATGAACCCAATACAGATAGCTGTCAAAGGGAGAGGTAATTTCCGTTATGACTGTTATAAGGACTATAAGTCTAACCGTAAACCTATCGATGAAAAGATAAGAAAACTTATCAATTACGGTCATGAACACGTAGTTGAAAAGTATACTGCACATATGGCAGACGGAATGGAGGCTGATGACTTGGTCTCTATCTGGTGTTGGAATAGTCTGAAGACTGAGACACCATATGTTGTGGCTCATATTGATAAGGATCTCAATCAGATCCCCGGAGCACACTACAATTACAACAAGGGAGAGCACTATGATGTCTCTCCTGAAGAAGGGTATCGTTACCTAATGAATCAATGGGTAATGGGAGACAGTACAGATGGCATCCCCGGGGTCCCCGGAGTGGGCCCTAAGAAAGCTGAGGCTTATCTTAAGGGTATCCCCTTGGAACGTCTTGAGCGTCGCGTGAGGGCGCTCTACAGGGCTAAGAAGCTATCTAAGGATTACTGTCAGGCAATGTATGATTGCGTATACATGTTACAGAGTATGGAGGAGTTCGATGAGCATCAATCACGAATTCAAAGTAAAGCCAATCTCAGCTAACAAGATGTATTACATGCGTAAACAGAAAAGTAAAGATTATCTTGAATATCAAAACGAAATTAGAGACACTGTTCAGATCTCGGACGATGGGAATTTTGACTGGCCTTTTAGTGATCGGCTCGTTAGTTTCACTATTCGTGCTGGTCTCTCTAATAGAGGCGCTGATCTTGACAACGTTCTGAAGCCCCTATTAGATACCTATCAACAGATGTATGAACAATTCAATGATAACAAGGTGTATGAAATAAATGCATCAAAAGAAATCGTTAAGAAGGGTGAGGAATTCTTAACAGTACATATAGAGGAGTACGTTAGTGACCCAGATCACGACACCTAAGTCTACCTATACTGTAGACTACCCACAAGCTGTGGAATTCCGTAACAAGCAGGCAGCAATCTTCTGGCCTGCTGAGGAGATCGATGTGTCTAAGGACAAGCACGATATCCTAGTCAATATGACTGAAGCAGAACGGCATGGGGTCATCACGACCCTAAAGCTGTTCACTAAATATGAACTAATAATTGGAGAGGAGTTCTGGTTAGAAAAGGTAATGAAGGCATTCCCTAGACCAGAGATCCAGTCGATGGCAGCAATGTTTGGAGCGATGGAGTTGTCTGTCCATGCTCCCTTCTATGCCAAATTAAATGAGGAACTTAACCTTGCTACAGATGAATTCTATAATAGCTATACTGAAGATCCAGTTCTGGCTGATCGTATTGAATATCTCGACAGACTTCTTGGAGAGGCTGATCTTGTCAAAGCGCTTGCCGCATTCACATTTATTGAAGGTGCGGTTCTTTATTCGAGTTTCGCCTACCTCAAGCATTTCCAGACTGCTGGAAAGAATAAACTTCTCAATGTTGTGTCGGGCATTAACTTCTCTGCAAGAGATGAAGCCTTACATGCTGAAGCGTCAGCGTGGTTGGTACGACAGCTTATACACGAGACAGGGTATGATACCGAGTGTCTCTTTAATTACGTTACCGAAGTGGCTAACCAAGTCTTGGAGCATGAGCAGCAGATTATTAAAAAGATCTTTGAGATGGGTGATATCGAAGGTATCACAAGTGCGCAACTCGAAGCCTTTGTCCGAAGCCGTATCAATGTTTGTGTTCGTAACCTTGGGTTTAACAATCTGTTTGTGGTCAATCACAATCCAGTAGCAGACACATTCTATAAAAGCATTAACGGATATGCTATGAATGATTTCTTCGTATCCGTTGGCAACCAGTATGAAAGAAGCTGGACAGGTAAAGGATTTAATTTCTAATGTCTATTTATTCTAAACTATCTAATGAACGTAAACGCCTGCAAGAATCTGGTGAGGTACCTGAATGGTATACAACTGCAGGCTATCAACTATTTAAGGAGCGTTATGCATACCCCACTGGAACAACACCTCGCGAGCAGTATCGACGAATTGCTCACACTCTGGCTACCCACACTCCAGACCCAAGCGAATTTAGATCCCATTTCTTTGAGCTCCTCTGGAGAGGATGGTTGTCACCATCAACACCTGTCCTTAGTAACACAGGAACTACTCGAGGACTTCCCGTATCTTGCGCGGGATCTTATATGGCAGATTCTATCGACGCAATCTACGAAGGACTGCGAGAAACTGCTGCGCTTACTAAAGGAGGCTTCGGTACTGCGTCATATCTTGGAGATATCAGACCGAGAGGTGCTGAAATCAGTGTCGGAGGGACATCCTCGGGGGTCCTACCTATACTCCAGCAGTATCGTCAGTCGATGTCTTATGTATCTCAAGGGACTGCTCGACGAGGAAGCTGGGCAGGGTACCTCCCAATAGACCATGGAGATTTCTATGAAGTATGTGATGACCTATTGCATAATCCTGATGGTAATAACATTGGGTGGTGTATCAGTAATGAGTTCTTGGGCAGGCTTGAGTCCGGGGATGACGAGTCTGTGGAACGATATCGAAAAGCTATGCATACTAAAATGCTCACAGGAAAAGGATACTTCTTCTTCCCAGACAAAGCTAATGCTAAGCGTCCCGAGTGGTATGTAAAGCATGACCTAGATATCAAGTCACCTCAGTTGTGTGCAGAAATCATGCTACACTCAGATGAAGACCATACCTATACCTGTGTTCTCTCTTCTATGAACCTTGCTCACTACGATGAGTGGAAGGATACTGATGCAGTCTACTATGCTACATGGTTCCTAGATGCTGTCGTTCAAGAGTTCCTAGAGAAAGCTAAGAATCTACCCGGTATGGAGAAAGCTATTCGGTTTACCAAGAAGTCTCGTGCTCTTGGTCTTGGGGTCTGTGGTTTCCACACCCTATTACAAAAGCGTCGATTGGTATGGGGAGAGTTCCCCTCAATGATGCTCAACGGAGAGGTATTCAATAACCTAGATGATGAATCTAAACGAGCCACGAAAGATATTGCTAGGGAGTATGGTGAGCCTGAATGGACTAAAGGATATGGAGTGGCAAACTCCCATAGAATTGCTATCGCACCTACTAAGTCCACTGCACTTATCATGGGAGGAATCTCAGAGGGAATCAATCCTGATACAGCGATGGTCTACACTCAACGAACAGCAGCTGGAGAGGTCGATAGAATTAACCCAGTCCTACTTGAACTCATGCAGGAGAGAGGAGTCTACAACAAGCGAACTGTTGAGCGCATTCGAGACAATATGGGTTCAGTCCAGACTGAGGAGTGGTTAACAGATGAAGAGAAAGATGTGTTCAAAACTGCCTTCGAGATTCCTCAGATGTCTGTCATTACTATGGCAAGCCAGCGTGCTAAGTTCATTGACCAATGGCAATCTCTCAACCTCTTCTTCTCAGCAAGTGAAGACGAAGAGTACATCAACCACGTGCACAAGCAAGCGTTCCTAGATCCTAATATCCTAGCGCTCTACTATGTGTCCTCTAAGGCAGGGGTCCAAGCCAGTAAGGATGAGTGTCTAAGCTGCATGTAGTGGTGCAGTGCAGCATTTTTCCCCAGAAAATTTTTGGGGGGTACCCGATTTTTTAATTAAGGAAATAATTTGAAAACCTTTGAAGATAACGAGGCCATTTCTGAGAAGTTCGGAAAAGGTAAGCGATTAGAACGAATGAACAAGTCAAACAAGAAACGCTCTAAAAGGAAGAGTAAAGATGAACTATTCGAGGACAAGTGGCGATAGCCAAATCGTAGCTACCAAGCTACCCTGTGATGATTGTGGATCATCCGATGCAAAGATACAGCGTGAAGATGGTAGTACCTACTGCTTCAGCTGTGAGACAAACAAGAGAAACCAACCAATGGAAACTAATTATGATCGACCCAGCACCAATCAACGTGATACTATCGAATCCGTGGCTAGCTATATGTGCGCTGCTATTGGCAGTCGTAGCATCAGTCGGGAAGTCGTAAACCATTTCAATGTACGCATGAGTGTAGATGAGAATGGATTACCTGATGCACACTACTATCCCTACACTAAGGATGGTCAGGTAGTAGCGTACAAGAAGCGTACCCTCCCCAAAGACTTCTCTGTGGTAGGTACCTTCAAGAATACCGAACTGTTCGGTCAGAGTGTAGCAGGTGGTGGTAAGTTCCTAGTGATCACTGAGGGAGAGCTAGACTGCATGGCAGTAGCTCAAGCACACATGGATAAGTACAAGCGTATCTATCCTACTGTATCAATCCCTTCAGCATCCCAGACGAAGGTTCTCTTGGAGCAGCGAGAGTTCATCCGGGGTTACGATAGCGTCATCATTATGTTTGATCAGGATGAACCGGGACAGAAGGCAGCAGAGCAAGCTGCTAAGATCATCGGTGCAGACAAAGCTAAGATCGCTAAGTTCAAAGTAAAGGATCCCTCAGATCTCTATAAGGAGTTCGGGGCGACAGGTATTTATGATGCCATCTGGAATGCTAAGCCTTACTGCCCAGCAGGTATCGTAGTTGGTGAGGCAATCTGGGATCAGTTCATGGAGCGTAAGAACGTTGAGTCTGTTCCATACCCTGAGTGTCTTGAAGGACTCAACCAAAAGCTAGGAGGAATGCGACATGGTGAGATCACTCTATTTACTTCTGGTACTGGTAGTGGTAAATCTACTGTCATTAAAGAGATCATTCTTGATGTACTCTCTAAGACAGACGACAAGGTTGGTCTTATATCTCTCGAGGAAAGCGTTGGAGATACAGCTGAGAAGTTCATCGCTATGTCCTTGGGACGACCACTCCATGGTCACCCACCTCTCACGGATGCACAACTTCGAGAGGGGTTCGACAGGGTCTTTAAAGATGAGCGACTGGTACTACTGGACCATCAAGGATCTGTTAGCGACGCATCTCTCATCGACAAGATTGAATACCTTGCGCTCATGGGTTGTAAGTATTTGGTTCTCGACCACATTACTATTGCAGTCTCTGAAGGTAATGAAGGACTAACAGGTAACGAAGCAGTAGACAAGATGATGTCTGACCTACTGAAGATCGTTAAGAAGCACAACGTATGGTTGGGATTAATCTCACACCTACGTAAGTCTATGGGAGGTAAGTCATTTGAAGAAGGAAACCTTGCATCAATCGATGACATCAAAGGATCAGGATCGATTAAACAGATTAGCTTTGACATCATCGCCTTTGCCAGAAATCTCGTTGCTGAATCGGATGTTGAACGTAATACGATTAAACTCCGTGTCCTTAAGTCACGCTTTACTGGTCGTACTGGCGATGCTGGTGAAGCCATCTATGATCCTGAGACAACTCGACTCACAGCCAAAGGAGGATTCGAATACACATGAGCCTTGAACTAATCGAGGGGTATCTCCGGGGGAAGCTTACTCAAAGAGGTAAGCCTTCCTTCGGTGTAACATTCCTCAAAGACTATGGGGATCCAGACTTACTACAGTTATCCGTGATCGCCCATGAAGTCATTGGCCATGCGTTTACAAGAGACAAGTCTGATGATCCTATTGGAACAGCTAAGCTTACACAGGTATCATCTAAGATAGGGGTTGAGATCTCTCGACTCCTATATGATGACGAGCTAGAGTGGAGAGACCATGTACGTATTGGTGATCTATTTGTAGAGGCTTTCTTTCAGAATGGGTATGTGAATATCGAGAGGAAGAACTTAGGTAAGAAGAAGGTAACTAATAGGGAAGGTGAAGAGGTAGAGGTGATGGACTCCATTACCCTACTGCAGGTAACTGACAAGTGGGTAGAGGATTTCTCAGAGATGCCTGAGGAACTCTGCAAGTATCGCTTGAGGGGTACCACCTTCACTAAGCCACAGCCTGTGTATGGTATCATGCAAAGGGTAGAGGTAGGGGAAGATCTGATAGCTAGGTATCCAATCGTAAAAGGTTGGGGTATAGACCAGCAGCTACAGTTCCAATCTATGAAGGGACAGCCTTGCATTGAAGGGATTAATAAACTACAGCAAGTTGGTTGGAGAATCAACGAGAATGTTTATCGGGCCTTATTGGAACAGAGAGACAATATAGTATCTCCAGAGAAATGTGATAACTCTTTTGATGAAGAGCGTAGACTATCTAAAAAGATAGAACTAGATTTCACATTGTCTAAAGCTGGGGGTCTATTGGGTAAGAAGTTCCACTGTCTCTTCGACTTCGACTACCGTGGTAGGATCTATAACAGAGAGACTATCTTCAACTTCCAAGGTAGTGATACAGCTCGTGGTCTCTTCCTCTTTGATGAGGCTAGACCTGTAGATGAGAGAGGGTTCGACTGGATGTGCATCCATGCTGCCTGCTCATTCAATGCATCTTATAAGGTGAATAACATACCTAATTGGTGCACAGAAGACTACGCTGCTCACCTTGCAGAGGAAGGACTAGAAGATATCTCAGTGGACAAAATGACATTACAAGACAGGATCAACTGGACTCTCAATCATTTGACTGAGATACAGATGACTGCTGAACTCAATGTCATCAACCCCCATGCTGAAAAGCCTGTATCTTACCTTGCTGTCTGTCATGAGATCTCTATGTATCTCAAAGGCTTCCGTGTCTCTGCCCTCCCTATCCCAATCGATGGGAGTAACAATGGGTGGCAGCATCTAGGTGCTATCTCTAAGGACACCCAGACTGGTAAACTGGTAGGACTTGTTCCTGTTGGTATACAAAACGACTTCTATGTACAGACTGCGAAACGTTTGAAGGAGATCACTAAGGATGAGCGTAGGTCAGAGATCCTACAGGATATGCCTATGAAGAAGATCCGTAAGGCTATCAGTAAGCGTGGGTCTATGACTCGAGCCTACTCTGCTGGTGCTAAGAAGATCTCTGAGAACATGATCAATGATCTCAAGAAGGATGACTTAGATAAGCAGTATGGTATCGATGAGAAGATGTGTCTAGGATTTTCTAGGGATCTCATCAAGGCTATCGAGATGACATGCACTGGACCACTCAAGACTATGAAGTACTTCCAGAAGTTAGCTGAGGCTATCATCGAGGTACACAATAGTGTCAAGTGGATCACCCCTTCAGGATTCTATGTGGAGTACTTCAACTTCCATGTTAAATCTGTAGCACAGAAGGGTACCATCAGTGGATACAAGAGGATAACACACCGTGGCCAAATCGAAACAGACAGGGTTGATGCTAGAGGATTTGCTTGTGGTATTTCTCCTAACTATATTCATTCACTTGACGCTAGTCACATGGCTCTCGTCTTAAATGAATGGGAGGGAGACTTCGGAGCAGTCCATGACTCGTTCTCAACTCACGCATCTGATGTTGATGACCTATTATTCCTTACCAAAGAGGTATTTGTAAGGATGTATGATGTAGACAACTACTTCTACAACATCAACCAAAGTATTATTAATCATGAGGATCCCCTGTGCGCTGCACCTGAGCTGGGATCCATGGACATAAAGGAGGTGATGAAGAGTGACTACTTCTTCGCGTAAGCATTACAACATTAATACCCTCAAGGGGATCACTGACTACACCGATGAGGATGTATGTCAGACCCTAGGGTTGGATATGAGTGTAGCCAATACACCATACATCATCAAGGCGCAGCTAGAGAAAGACGTTGATCCTAAGCTGCACCCACGGGAACTCTCCAAGCTCAAGAAGTACTTGAGTAAGGATGAGTTCAAACAACTCATGAAATAAAAAAGCCCCCGCTCTAGGATTATCCTAGGGACGGGGGTAATTTTTTTTAGTGCGCGTAGTACTGCAGCACTGGACCGGAGGCCTTAATATCTTTAATTAGTTGGGCCTTATCCTTATTGGTCTGATTGATAAGTGTGTTCAAGCGAGAGTGTAATCCAGTTGCTTGGAAGACAGCCTTGTAGAACTGCTTGATCTGCTTACCAGTCCACTCCTCTCCGGGCGAGTAGATTGATTTGTTAACCTGACGCATAGCATCAGAGATCTCATCGACCCTGATCTGAACATCATAGTCCTTAGGTAGCATGGTCTGTAGCTTACGACGTAGGCCAGAGATCTTAGGGGTACCCTCGCTGTCATGCAAGAGTTGATGTATCACAGGGAACTCAGCTTCAATATTGATCTTCTCGTTGTCCCTGCCCTTCATCTTCTCAGCGAATGCAGCTTGGGCATTCTTAATAGAGTCACGAGTCTGCTCTAGGTATGACCATTGAGATGCAGCGTTGAGCCAGTTGTTGTTCACCTCCTCCAGTACCACATCGTATCCATTGGCATCCATCTTGAAGGCGTCATAGATAGAGTGGATGTAGGGGTTCCCTTCGGATGCCCTGTTCAGACGATCCCAAGACTTACCAGTAACAGTCATTGCAACTGTGGCTGCGTCAAGAGATTGAACGGGACCGGGGACTGCACCACCCCAAGCTTTGCCACCATACTCCTGTGTGGTGACCTGTTCTCCTGTCTCCTCGTCAATAGAGGTACGAGTCTTAGGAGCTGCTGAGGTGCCTCGTGCGCCCTCGTAATGGCGAACCGTTACCTTACCCTTACTGTCATCGAAAGCGTAGCTCTGCGTGGCTTCAGTCTCGCCTGAGACCACATTGCCACCGAAGCGTAGCTCCATACCAGTGTGTGAGGTCATGGTAAACAACTCATCCATGAGAGAGTGAGCAAGAGCAGCACCCTTCATGAGCTTAGTCGCCTCGATTCCCTTAGGGGACATCACGGTATACATACCTTCAGTGTACTTCTGGTTGAACATGCCAGCGATGTCGGTCATCTCTAGGTCAGAGAGACCCAGCATCTGTACAGCGTTAGCTACTTCCTTGTTGTTCACAGCGATCTCACCGATAGCCTCAGCGATATCGTTGGAGAAGCTATCGATCTCCTTACCGTAACCATATGTCATGGTCATTTTCTTATGGAGATCTCGAGAGACACCCTTGTTAGAGTACAGCTCTTGAGCAATGATGTTGAAGTTGATCTGGTCTACATCAGACAGCTGACCATCGAAGCCATTGTCTAGTGTACCCAGCATGACTTCCTTCAACTGATCCTGCATGTACTCACCCAGCTCAGCACGGATATCCTTCTCCTGATCTACAGCGAAAGGACTATCAGCATCACGGGTGACACCTGTACGTAGAGCGATACCTGCATCTCCCATCTGGATACCATTGGATGCAATACCGTTGGTCTTACCATCGATGTAGGCATTGAAGTAGGAGAAGTGTGGGCGTCCCTTCTGTAGGTTCTCATGGTAGTCTACGAAGTCCATCAGACCATCGATGAAGTGAGGTCCATCCTCACCCTTAGATTCAATCTGTTGGATCAACTCAGCGTCAGCCTCAGGGTCTAACTGCAACCCCTTGATCTGAGGGAAGTTGGGATCGTTGAGTGCCATGCCTTGCTCGATAGCAGCTGCTGCAGCTTCAGCCTCAGCGTCTGTCATCTGTACAGCATCCTTCAACCTACGTCCCCAAGCGAGTAGCTCAGGGGTGGCCTGCTGCAGTGCAGTCTCACGACCCTCAGGTAGTAGAGCATCCACACCAGCACGCTTACCATCGTACCGTACCTCGCCATACTTACTGGGTACCAGCATCATGGCATACATCTGACGGATGTTACGATCCTGACGTGACCCCCTGCCGATCCTTACGGGGACAGCATTGGATGTCACAAAGCGCACAGCCTTAGAGGTAGTGGGATCGAAGTGTGTCTGTTGGGGAGACAAGCGACCGTTGAATGCTTGGATGTCATAGGTCAGATAGTTAGCGCCCTTACGTTCCCTAGCGATACCATAGACAGACTGCGCAATGGTAGTCCGTAGGTTATTGATCTCACCTAGGGCAGAGTACCCCTCAGCAGGATCAGCTGCAACTTCTTTAGCTACGAAGCTGTTGTATTTACCTTGACCAAAGTTGTTGATCTCGGCATACATCTTGAGCAGGGGGTCAGCTTGAGGACCAACGAACTGCTCTGGCTTAGCTTGCAGCACAGGGAGAATGGTTGAGAACAACACCCTAAGTCGTTGTTTATTAACAACATTAGGAACTTTGTTGAAGTTCTTAGCTGCCTGATCAATGTCGCCTTCGTTCAGTCTGGTTGTGCCATTCTTGACTTTACCAGTAATCTTTTTAGTGACCTTAGCCTTGTCACCAACCTGCTGACCTGACTGAGTCGGAGTCTTGGTTGGCCTAACGTGTTCCTTGGGGAAGTACTTACGTCGCTCTGCCTTACCTGCGTTGAAAGCAGCATTGGCAAGTGGGGTAATAAAGTACGCGCTCTGTTCTCCTTCGCGCCCGGGCAGGAATCGGATGAAGTCATCCCCCACATTCCTGTGGTATAGTTCTTTTGCGACATCGCCTAGTACCGTAGCTTCTTCTTTAGTTAGTGTAGCAGCCTCAGCCTGTGAGCCGAGCTGCGCTTGGGCATACTTCTGCCAGTCATCAGCGATGCGATGACCCAGCTGGTCGCTGCCCTCTGCCTTAGTAATACGAGACTTCCCTGTGGGATCTCTACTCTCTACACTCTGCAGGTCTACACCTTCTTCAGCGAGACGAGTATCCTGCTCAGTGTTGAGTAGCTCCTTACCACTTGCCTTCTCAGCAAAGAAGTCTTCAGTGATATAAGAGAGTACCCCAAGGAACTCTGGGGTGAAGTTCACTGCACCACCGGGGCGTTCACTTAGGGCACCGATCTTGGCTACCACAGGGTTAACTGTAGTAGCCTGACCGAATTGTGTTGTTGCTCTATCGATACCTTTGATAGCAATCTGACCTGACTCTACCTTCTTAACGAGGCTACCGGCACGGGCATTCAGTCCACCATTGACACCGAGCATAGCCTCAGTCTCTTTCTTCTTCTGGATCTCAGCCTCAGTCGGACCTGCTTGTTGGATCGGTTGGTATCGATCTACCCTCTGGTCTGCCTCAGCAGCACGTGTCTTGAGATCAGGGATCACAGACTCAGCAGCTTGGGTTTCCTCATAGGGTAGGTTCTGGATAGTCTCACCAGCTGCTTCCTCAATGGGAGCACCAATCTGGGGTTCATCCAGAGGTGCTAGCTCATCGAAGACGGAGCCAGCAAGAGGTTCTGCTTGCGGTGTTCGCGCTCGCAGCTCTTGTGTTGGGTCCTCCAGTAGTGCATCCAGTCCCTCTTGGGTAATCCCGGAGCCTGCCTTAGTACCCCCACCTACTTTTGCCATGTTATCCTCCTACTTTAGAAACTCCCAGACTGCTTCGTTAGCACGTGCACCCACGGGTCCGAACCCGGGAGCAGACTTAGCTAGCTGTCTAGTACCTTGTTGTATGTTGCCTTCTGCAATATGACCAATACCCTTACCGATCCTCTCGAGATTCGATAGGGCAGGTGCTTCACCTGTTGCTGTGTTAAAGATCCACTCACCAGCATCCTTACTACGGGTCTCGTAGATAGGCATGAACTGATCGAGGATACGCTCACCTGTACCCAGTAGCCCAGAAGCACGGATGCCTCGTTGGATATACTCAGAGTCATCTAGGTATGGGTTCTCAAATGAACCATACTTCAAGAGATCCTTGAGGTACTGAGAGGCAAAGCCCAGCATGATCATGGTAGTCATGACAGCGAAAGCATTGTACTTCATAGCAGGTGTGCCACGCTTCACATACTCACCCCAGAGTCGTGGGATGTGGTTAGCTGTGAAGGTAGACATGAAACCTTGGAACTGTGTGAACAGAGCGAACCGAGGGTCTTGATAGATCAAGGGACGGTTACTTGCTTGGGGTAGGGCTACAGCTTCATTAACGAAGTTGAATGTAGCTTCCTTGATGGCTGTATCTAGGGCAGCTTGATCGGCTTCACTTAGGGGTCCCATCTCAGCACGACCAGCGAGGTCTACCATCTGATAGGGATCAAGACCTAGGCTACGTAACTTCTGCTCAGCCTGTAGCTGTGCGTTAGTCTTGTTGACATCGTTCTGGAATGTACCTGATACGATATCCAGCTGATCCTTAATGAAGTCTCCAGCGATAGCAGCACGAGCAGCACGAGTGAAGTTAGTCCAACCCTGCAGACCAATGGCCTTGAAGAATCTCTCGGTCCATATCTGCTTAGACTTATTCAGCTCGGTTACACCAGTAGTAGTTGCAGCACCAACATCCCAATCATAGTAACCTACCTCTTTCATGGCAGCTCGACCGGGGGTACTGAAGTCTTCAGGCTTGTTATCATAGGTTACCTCAAGGGCACCCTTCTTAACCATCTCAGCAAACTCCTTGCCGAGTGCCTTCATACTACCATCCTTACCGAAGATCTGCTTATTAGTCAGAGCCTGTTGAGTCAGCGCCACCTCTACCAGAGAGGAGACAGTAGCCAAAGGCAGACCAGCTAGCATCGTGAAGAACATGAAGCTACGCTGTACATTCTCCAGCATCTTACCTACCTCAGTGGTGGGTCGCTTGTAGTTACCAGACTCAGCATCGAGGATGTCTTGGAGACCACTAGCGATCTTATCAACCTCAGCCTTATCCACACCCTCAGCTTCCATCTCATCCAACAACTTACTAACCACAGCACCATTGTCTCCAATGAATTCCTGATAGGTCACATAACGAGCAGCAGACTTAGCTGCCTCGGACATGTTCTTATACATATCCTGCTCCATGAACTTGTTGAACTTAGGGTTCTTAGCTAACCCAAGAGTCTTCTGCTTGTGGTGCTTAGGTTGAGGACCACCCTTAACTACAGAGAAAGCCTCATCGATGTCCACACCCTGACGAGTAATGGCATCTACCAGATCGATAGCATCCTTGGTCTCGATGTTGTACTCATCTCGGAGAGCATCAATGAACTCACTACGGTTCTGCTCAATGGCAGCTGTGTTGAATGCCTTGTACTCCAGCAGATAATTTTTCTGGCGACCTAAGTCTTTATTGAATACCTTCTGGTCATTCCACATCTTGTCTGCCAACGCCTGCATGTCCTTGACCTGCTTCACGATAGCTGCCTTGCGGGGTCCTTCAGGGACTAGGTCCGGATTGAAGTTACCATTGCTGTCAATAGCTGCACGAGCTGTGTTATAGAACTCATTGCTCAGCTCCTCATACCGGCGACGGTTAGCACGCTTGCCACCATTCATAGAGGTAAAGAAGTTACGAGAGGTCGGAACCATATTCTTATAGCCAGTCACACGATGGTGCTTAGCATTCTCAAAGTTAGCCCCTGAGAATATCTTAGTACCAGCATGACCACCAAACATGTTAGACAGGACACGAGCAGCACGAGACTTACCCATCACATCGTCAGTGAAGACGTTGTTAACAGAGCCCCTAAAGAATCCCGGGATGCTATTGAGGGCATCACTCAGAGCTTCCTTAGTTGTCCGTGCTTTACGGCTTGTCTCGTGGCGCTGCTTGCGATCATTGATGGACTCCAAGGGTGGGGCGCCCTCGACACGCTTGCGTGCGTTAGCAGCTTCTTCCTGTACGCTGGGGACGTATCCCTTCTCAGCGAACTCCTGATCAGCATATCGAGATGCATCAGTCTTATACTTAGGAGAAGCACGATCTTCAGACACTGCCACATTGTGCCATGCGCCTACGTCATATGCTGTACCGGGTACCGAGAATGCGCCACCCAATGTCGCACCTGCAACAGCACCAGCGATAGCTCGCTCTTGTACATCGTTCCAGTCGATGGGTACACCAGCACCTGTGGCTGCACCGATAGCTGCTACAGTTTCCTGCAGTGCTTCAGTCACACCCTCACCACCAGCACCAGCACCAGTACGCTTGACCAGATCCATCACGACCTTCTTCGCTTCTACCTGTTGGCGTGCTACCTTAGCAGCATCCCCCAGTAGACCAGCCATCTCCTTGCGAGTCATCTCTGATAGAGCCTGAGTCGCTTGAGCTTTGGATAGCTTAGGGTCATTCTTCATCAGGGCTTGAACACCCTTCTTAAAGATTCCCTTAGGGGGTAGTTGTCCAGCTACAAAGCTAAGACCCACACGATCAAGAGCAGCCTGAACGACACCAGTTGCGATTGCAGTACTTGCACTACGCTCACCTCCATGCTCTTCAATGAGGTCACCCATCTCGTTCCATGCCTGTCCAGAGTAGACAGCAGCAGGGGCAGCAAGGGAGAGACCACCAGTTACAGGAGCAGCCAGCGCACCAGCTGCAGAGATAGCCATATAGGGCAGAGACAAGATGGCATTGTTACCAATGAACTCCACAGCATCCCCAAAGGAATCCACATCCTTATAGTCTGTGAGGATTTTCCCTTGGTCTCCGATCTCAGCTCGCTTTCGTTGGACACCAGCTGTACCGTAGTCTTCCAAGCCTTCGAAGCCAGTCTTCTCACCTACCAGTTCAGCCATACCATAGAGTGCTTCATACGCACCCAGCATACCTGTATCCCAAGCGACACTCAGGGGATTGTTAGCCTCCCCTGTACGAGTATCACGATCCCTACGCTCAAACACAGCACCTTCTTCAGCAATGTGGTCAGCATTCAGACCGGGGATCAGTCGCTTCTGTTTAAATTGATTATCATATTTCTGCTCAGCATCAATGTGATCCTTGAGCATTCCAGCTGCTTCATCGAACTCATCTAGTTGATACCCTTCGGTAGTCTTTAGGGCTCGACGGTAAGCAGCTGAGTGTGCGAGGTCTCCACCGGGATCGAACTGAGGGACAGCCCCAGTCAACCCTGATGCAGCAAGCTGGCGTCTGAATGAGCGTCCACTCTTGTCACGTAGGTCTACGATCTCTCGCTTACCTGTGACATCAAACTCACCAGTCTTGTGCACCTCGGTGTAGCCTAGGTCATTGGCCAATCGGACAGCCTGTTCCGTTGTTAGGTCACCACCTATCTCGCCTTCCTTTCCTAAACGATCTACTTCGAGGGCGTTAACACCCTGCAGACGATAACCTTTACCATCTGCATCGTACAGGGTATCGGCATCGTAGAATGAGTAACCTGTACTTCCAAGAGCATTAGGGTTCTTGTCAGTACTAGGCATGTCATCAAAGATTGAAGCCATGTAACCTCCTATTGTGTAAGGGACTTAAAGAGTTGGTCGTCCATAAAATTGTAGAAACCGGACTCTCCTTCAGCAGCCCCGTCAGTATATACCTTCTTCTCCCGTTCAGATAGCTCACCCCACTTCGTAACAGCAAAGTCATACAGTTGCTTAGTGGCAACCTGAGGGGGTACTCCGGGGAACTTACTCATCGCTACAGACTTAGCCTGCTTGTTGAGTACAGCCATCTTATCTCCACGGACATACCGTGGGGGAGCGTTGGGGTCATCAGTATTAGTTTGGAATAGATCAGTAGCACCAGTAGTCTCACGGATGTGCTGAGCTTCTAGGTACGGACGTAGCTTGGTAGGTGTAATCTTACCACCCTTGCCATCAGCTAGTGCCTGCTCATAGGCTTGACCCATGATAG